CCCAAAACCGTCCATGTCTACCCGATGTCTACCCGCCGAAACGCCTGGGGCGCAAGGGCTTGCGGCTTTTCCGGAGAGGCCGCCGTCTACCCTTCCGTCTACCCAATTTTTCGCGCCGATTCCCGAAGCGCCTGCCATTGCTGCGAAAATTTTTGAAATTTCTGAAAATGTATGGGGGTACGATATCCCCATACAAAGAAGGTGATTTCTTGCCATGCTATCATCCGCTTAAAGCCTTTGTCTTAGGTGAAAAAGATGGTAAGCGGTTGCTCAAGGTGACGAGCTATGAGGTAGACCATCTCGAGCGTGCTGGTGAAGGTTTTGCGTGTTGCACACATCCCGCTTATGGCCGTCCCGGTGATGTTACGGAGTTCATCGAAATTCCTTGCGGTAAGTGTTCCGGTTGTCGGATTCAGCGTTCGCGTGAATGGGCTAATCGTTGTATGCTCGAGCTTGAATATCATAAGTCCAGTTACTTTGTAACTCTCACTTACGATGAAGCTCATGTTCCGATTCATTACTATTCCGATCCTGCTACCGGCGAGGCTCTGCCGAGTATGTCCCTTGTGAAGCGTGATTTTCAGCTATTTATGAAGCGTCTCCGTAAGAAGTTTGGCGAAGGTATTCGTTTCTTCGCTTCCGGTGAGTATGGTTCAGAGTCTTTTCGTCCGCACTATCATGCAATCATTTTTGGATTGGAGCTTGATGATCTCGTTCCCTATAAACGTTCTGTGCAAGGTTTCCAGTATTTTAATTCTGCGTCTCTTCAGGATGTTTGGCCTAACGGTTTTGCTGTTGTAGCTCCTGTGACTTGGGAGACCTGCGCATATACTGCTCGTTATGTTATGAAGAAGCTCACCGGCCCTGAAGCTGAGTTTTACGAGAATTTTAACATTGTTCCTGAGTTTTCGCTTATGTCTCGCAAACCTGGTATCGCTCGCCAGTATTATGAAGATCATCCTGACCTATATGAACACGAGTTCATCAACATTTCGACTGAGAAAGGAGGAAGGAAGTTTCGACCTCCGAAGTATTATGACAAGCTCTTTGATGTCGATTGTCCGGAAGAATCTGCCAGGCTTAAGGCTGTTCGTCAGAAGATGGCAGCTGAAGCGCAGAAAGCAAAACTACAGAAAACCACACTTAGTTATTTAGACCAGCTCGCGGTTGAGGAACGCAACCAGCTGGCCCGAATAAAATCATTAAAAAGGAGTTGTATCTAATGCGTAAGAAAATGCGTCCTAAGAAGGACAAGAAGGTCTTTCGTCGTACTGCTGCGAAGTCAAAGAAGATCAACATTAATCCGACTGTTTTTAGAGGAGGTATCCGGCTGTGAATTGTCTTTATAATCCTGATTTTGTTTGTCCTTATCCTCTTGAGGATGATCCTGATGTTTGTTGTAGTTGTTTTCATGAGGAGGCATATAAATGAAATACGGTGTTTATTCTATCCGTGATGCCCGGACGGGCTTTCTTCCCCCTACGGTAGACCAGAACGATTCTTCTGCTATGCGGAATTTTGCTCATGCCTGTATGCAGAAGGAAAGCCTTCTGTTTTCTCACATTGAAGATTATGCTCTTTGTAAGATTGGTGAGTTTGACAACGAGACCGGCACGATCTCGACGCAGCTGCCCGAAGTTATTTTGGATGGTACTTCCATCCAGAGAAAGGATGTTTGATCATGTATGATGAAAAGTTTAGATTCGCTACTCAGTATCGTCCGCGAGCTCGCTTCATTTCAAATGGTGGTCAGCGCGAACGGATTCTCTATCAGCCTAAGTTTGATGAGAATGGAGTTATGGACCTCGTTGAATCTGGCCGAGAAGACCTTTACGATTTCATTCAATCCCATGCCGAAGCCGTCGATATCCACGTGATTCTTGCTCGATATCAGAATGGCGACGTTGACGCGCTTTCGCGTGTCCAGGGCGCTTATGGTGATTTCACCAATATGCCTACAACCTACGCTGACCTTTTAAACAAGGTCAATGAAGGTCAGAGCTTTTTCAATTCTCTTCCGGTTGATATCCGCGCGAAGTTCAATCACAATTTTGCGGAGTTCATGGCTGGCATGGACAAGCCTGATTTCCTCGACAAGCTCGGAATCAAGCCCGAGCGAGAGCCCGACCAGTCCCAGGAGGAAAAACCGGCTGTTGAGCCGAAAAAGGAGGTTGCGGAATGAATCGCAATGTTGAATCCCATTTTGCTCTTAATCCTACGAACATTGATATCCGGCGTTCGACGTTTGATCGTTCGCATTCACTTAAGACTTCGTTTAATGTTGGTGACATTGTTCCTTTTTTCGTTGATGAAGTATTACCGGGAGATACGTTCAACGTGGACACATCCAAGGTCGTGCGCCTGCAGACGCTGCTCACTCCGGTCATGGATAACATCTATCTCGATACGTATTTCTTCTTCGTACCGAACCGGCTTACTTGGTCTCATTGGAAGCAGTTCAACGGTGAGAATACGGAATCTGCGTGGATTCCTCAGACAGAGTATGAAATTCCTCAGATTACTGCTCCTGCTGATAGCGGATGGTCTGTTGGAACTATTGCCGATTATCTCGGTGTGCCTACCGGCGTTCCTAATCTTTCCGTTAGTGCTCTTCCCTTCCGAGCTTATGCCTTGGTCATGAATGAGTGGTTTCGCGATGAAAACTTATCTGACCCGCTCGTTGTTCCCGTCGATGATGCTACTGTAGCTGGTGTGAATACTGGCACGTTTGTGACTGACGTTGCAAAAGGCGGTCTTCCTTATAAGGCTGCTAAGTATCACGACTATTTTACAAGCTGTTTGCCGTCTCCGCAGAAAGGTCCGGATGTTTTGATTCCCTCGGCTACTTCTGGTGAATATCCTGTTGTTACCCGTGAACAGCCTCATGATCCCGGTGGATATGCTTTGACCGGTGTTTCTAATATTTCTTTTACTTCTGGAGATCGACCGGTTAATATCTATGATTCTCTTGCTTTCAAGCCTGTTTCTGCTGGTTCTAATTATGCTGGCATTACTGGTTTTAGTGGTGGTGCTGACAAGCCCGGTTTTGACCCTGTTAACCTTTATGCTGTTTCTTCCGGTGGTCTCGGTGCTTCCATCAATCAGCTCCGTATGGCGTTCCAGATTCAGAAGCTCTACGAGAAGGATGCCCGCGGTGGTTCTCGTTATATTGAGATTCTCAAGTCTCATTTTGGCGTGACTTCTCCGGATGCCCGTCTTCAGCGTCCCGAATATCTCGGTGGTAACCGTGTCCCCATTAATATCAATCAGGTTGTCCAGCAGTCGGCCACGGCTTCCGGTGAGACTGCACAAGGTACTGTTACTGGTATGTCTGTCACTACGGATACCCATTCTGATTTCACGAAGTCTTTCACGGAGCATGGTTTTGTCATCGGCGTTATGGTCGCTCGCTACGATCATACTTATCAGCAGGGTCTTGAACGTTTCTGGTCTCGTAAGGATCGCTTTGATTACTACTGGCCTGTTTTTGCGAACATTGGCGAACAGGCTGTGAAGAACAAGGAGATTTTTGCCCAAGGTCCCGGCGTTAAGGATTCCGCTGGTGCTGTTATTGATGATCAGGTTTTCGGCTATCAGGAAGCGTGGGCTGATTACCGTTATAAGCCGTCCCGTGTGACTGGTGAGATGCGTTCCCAGTATGCGCAGTCTCTTGACGTTTGGCATCTTGCGGATGATTATTCTGCCCTGCCTATGCTTTCGGATTCGTGGATTCGTGAGGATAAGACAAACGTGGATCGTGTGCTTGCAGTTACTTCTGCTGTCAGTAATCAGCTTTTCGCGGATATCTACATTAAAAACCGGACTACTCGTCCTATGCCTATGTACTCTATCCCTGGTCTGATTGACCATCATTGAGAGGTGATTCTATGACTTCTGGTAAAGATGCTGCTCAGGTTCAGAGCGTGCCGGCTGTCGGAAATTTGGATTCTGCTCTTTCTCGCATTACGAGGACTGCTTCGGAAAACACCGCTAAAAGCGCTCAGATGGCTTCTGAGCAACGCGATTGGCAGGAGCGTCAAAATGCCTTGGCTATGCAATTCAACGCTCAGGAGGCCGCTAAAAGCCGTTCTTGGCAGGAATACATGAGCAATACTGCGCACCAGCGTGAAATTCGTGATCTTAAGGCAGCCGGTTTGAATCCGGTGCTAAGTGCTATGGGAGGTAACGGCGCTGCCGTTACCTCCGGTGCTACTGCTTCTGGCGTGACTTCTGCCGGTGCTAAAGGTGAGGTTGATACTTCTGCTAATGCTGCTTTGGTTCAGATTCTTGGCTCTGTTCTTTCGGCTCAGACACAGCTTCAGACTGCAAATGTCAATGCCAGGACTCAAGAGGCCGTAGCCGATAAGTACACCGCTATGGAGAAGCTTGTTGCTCAGATTGGTGCCGATGCTTCTAAATATGGTGCTCAGCTTGGTTACGCTGGCTCTAAGTATAATGCTAATATGCACTATGCTCTTGGTAAGTATCAGACTGATAAAGGATTTGAGAATCAGGTTTTTCTTGAGCAGAACTATCCTTCGAATTATGTTCAAGCTGTTAATTCTATTCTCAAGGCTCTTGGCCTTGATGTTACTGGCGGTTCTACTTCCGGTGAAGGTTCTGTTTCTGCTGAACAGTACGCTAAGCTTATGGAAAAGTATAATGCTGCTCTTCTTGGTTCAGGTCCAAAACGTTCTAAGCATCAGAGATAAAGAAAACAGAAAGCTCCGGAGCTCTGCTTCGGAGTTTCTGTTTTGCCTGCAAGCGTTAGCGCGCACAGCGAATAGATATGTACCAGCGAGCGCCAGCGAGCGAACACAGCCCCATTACTCTCTTGATGTAATGGGGCTGAGTGACACCACGATAAGCAAAATGCTCTCTTTAGGTTATTGACAAGCTATGAATATATGATAAACTAATGAATATAATAAACTGTAAGGTGATTAAATGAAAAATGATGATAAAGATAAAATGCTTGATGATTTTTGTTTACAGATGCTTTTGCTTGTTGGAGCTGGTGTTGCTCTAATTGTTATTATTTGTTCTTTTCTTTGATTTGTCCTCCTGAATTTCTGTGATGGGGATACGATATCGCCTATTTGACCCGTTTTTGCAACATTTTCTCCGTTTTGCACAAAGGCAGGATTTTGACGGACGCCCTCCTCAACGAGCCAACGTGCATAAACAAAAGAAAATCGAGCCGACACGCGGAAAAATATACGATGCCGCGGAACCGGAAACGGAAATTTCAGAAAGGAGAGTAACATTATATGAAAAAGTTACTCGCTCTGGTGCTGGCGCTGGTCATGTCCATGTCCCTCGTCACCATCAGCAACGCAGCTT